TCAAACCAATCGTTGTACATAGAGTGCTCACGCACTTCTACTTCACGAATAATCGTTTCACGATCCGATTGAAAAACATCTTCGTCTACGTCATAGCTAAAGTTGACCGTACTCTTAGTCCAAGGCTGCTTAGCTTCGGTAGTAAGATCTTTTACGCTAGTGACATCGACTGAGTAAAGTTCACTAAATTTAGCTGTTCCAGTGTTTGTAGTCTGGACTTTCCAATTTAGCTGAACACCACCCCTTTCAGGGTCTGCGGCTTTGCCGGATAAGAACTTGGACGCGAAAATGTGGTGTTGCAAATCTAATGAAAGGTCAACCCACCTTCGCTTCTTGAAGTTGTCCAAGGTCAAATTGACAAAATCGTCTAATTGATCTGGTAGCAATGGCATATTGCTCACTCCTTATAAAGTTTGCGTCACAGATCACCATTTTCTCGCAGGAAGCCGTCAAAGGCTTCCTTAAGAACTGGATCGTTAACGGGATCGTCGGTCGGCGCTGGAGCAGTCTTTTGAGTGGCTTTTCCACCACCAAGTCTTCTCTTTGACGCTTTCCGCAATCTGTCGTTTGTTCTGCGACGATTTAACGAATCTATTTCATTGCCAAACAAGGCACGGTAAGCTTGCTTTACTAATTCGCCATATGCAGGAGTTTGCTGCCCTGACTGCTGATAGCCTGTGGCTAGAACAGTCATCTGATCAAACAAAGCGGACATGTTCTGCCCTTCTTTGCTATTTGCATCAATTTCCTGAAATGGCTTGTCACCAAACAAGCTTTTGTGTTTAAGTGACTGAACTGCAGAATTAAACTGATCAAGTTGACCTTGAGCCATCGCTTGAGATTGCTCACGGTACGCCTGATCTACAAATTGCTGCTGGTAATTAATTTGCTGTCGAAGTTGATCAACCTGGCTATTAAAAGAGCCAACAATATTGTTAGCTAATCCATCAATAGCAGATCTCAGACCTTCGTCGTAATCATCACCAAGTCCAATCTTAAACTGTTCAGCAATATCCTGAGCTTGAGGGACTATATCACCTTGAGCGCCTTGAGCTTGCTGTTGTGCGTATGCCCCTGGACATACTTGCTGTAACTGTTGTTCAGAAAGTATAAATTGATCTACAACACGACTTAATGCTTCCGGAGTTGCAAAATCATTAGCATTGAGACCGTAGTACTCTGCTGCCTGACGCAAATCATCAGAAACGGTGGGTTCGGAAGTGGAACTTTCAACACTCCCTGTATCTATATCTTCTACTGTTTCGTCAATTGTTTCAACGGAATTATCTTCGGAATCTACTTCAATCCCCCGCTCTTCATTAATCTGATCAATGACAGCAAGGTCAGATTCCGTCAATTCGACTGTTTCTACTTCTGGTTCTTGTTCTTCGCTCATTTTTCTTCCCTAATCGCTATATCCCCCATCACGGTCACGTAAACCACGATGTTTTAAGTACTTAGCTCGTTCTCTGCGAGAACTGAAAACAGCCGTACCATCATTAGTAAAATCAACACCTGTAAAACCATGGTTTTTAGCGTCTTTCCTAAATTCATCAACTTGATTGCTGTGAACTGCGGCTGCCACGCTACTTAAACCAGTGCTCCAAGCATTTGTCCCGCATCTGCGAGATACCTTAGTTACATTCTCTTTTCCATATTCCGGAGAAGGTGTGTCGTGCCATTTAAGCTCGCCGTCCTTACTTCGGTAAAGATATTTCTTTTTACTCATAGACTATTACTTCCTTTTGAGTTTCAATCCAACAATGAGCACCACAAGACAAAGGCTTGTGGGGACGATAGACAATCTTCGCAATCTCACTGCCGTCATCATCAACAATAACAGCTTCATGTGCGTAACGATTGCTTTTATAAGTCTTAACAGTAAGGACAGGCTCGGTTTCCTGTTTTTTCTTGTTTGACTTAATTACGTGTTGATTGACGTGAACAATTGTCTTCATTAATATTTTTTACTCCGGACTTTTTTACCTGTTTTTGCAGCGTGCTTTCGTGCTGCAGCTTTACCTTTTTTAGTGTAACTAAACTTCTTCTTTCCTACTTTTGGCATTTTAACCTCCTGCGGGAGCACGTCCCATCTGAGCCATTTGCTGCTCATTTGGCTGTCCACCCTGTAATAATTGTTGCATTACATGACTACGAGAATCTTTTGTTCCTCCAGTAGGAACAGATCTTCTAATGTTTTCTTTAACCGTATGCTGAGGCTGGGGAGCCTCAGCCGGTTCTGGCGTAGGCCTATTTTCTTTCATCTCTTCAAAGACAACAATTTCTTTAAGCCGTGGTATGTCTAGAAGTTCTGAATATAACAAAGTCAATTCTTGGAAATCTATAGATCCTCCTGACTCCATCATGTTTTGCTGCATCGGCATAGCGATCTGAGTCACAAATTGCGTAATGTTGTTTAACTTCTCTGACGGCGACTTATACATCATAGAGTAAGGTTCTATATCAAAATTGTACTGCAGAAAATCGCCTTCTCTTAATTCCGGAGTCCACACGGTAGTAAAGTGAATTCCAGCTATTTCGTACTCAGTTTCCATCTCTTTCGATTGATCTGCCCAAAGAAGCCACCCTAAATCTCTGCATATATTAGTTGTAAAGTCCACAACACGATATTGCATATTTGCTTCACGTTTAGAAACAGCACCATGAATAAGCTTGTCCTGAGTGGCTGTATCCGACTGCGGGCCCAGGCCAGCCATCATCTGAAGATTTCCAGCCATTCGGTCAAACTGTTCTTGCATTGCCATGCTAAAAGCTTGGTTCTGCTGGTCAACACCACCCATCTTTAAGACATTGACAGATTCAGGATTAGAAACCCTAGTCCACTCACCATCGGCTGCACGCTGCAGCCTTTGTGCGTCTTCATGAGCACCGTCTTGATAAAACGGAATATCTTTTTGCCTTTGAGCTTGCCGCTTCTGTTTCCGGAGAAGGCCATTAATTATATCGTTCAAAGGCTTTAAGTTCATTGCTGGAGAAACACCCATAATCTGATCTGGGACCTCTGCAGCGAGAGTTAAAATGTGGAACGGGCCACTTTCGGGCCCGTCCCACTCTACAACACGCAAAGGAGGAGAGTTCCCCCCTACATGAAAGGTGGCAACTATATTTTCGTATGGAAGCCAAACATCCATTAACTCTATTTCAGGCTCATAAGCTTCAGGCTTAGACTCACCAACAAAAGCATCACGAAGAGGCTTGTCTGGACGATGGTCCATCATTCCAGATTCCCTTGTAGCTTTTGGTAAATTCTTAAGAACCTTTTGATCAAAAGAACTGTCTTCCTCAGCTTTTTTGCGTGACATCTTGTACTTGTTTAGGGCAAACCTAATCTTGTTCCAAGAAGTAGCTTCAATGTCATAGACAAAGTCATCAAGACTAATGTTCTCGGCGTAAGGCTTTCCAGGATCTACCCATTCGTCTTCGCCCTCAAGTTCGACTAAACCAGCCTCTGCTGTATAAACCTTGATAATGCCCATTCCAAAAAACGCTTCAAGAACAGCCTTTCTAAGCGTTTCTTCTAAATGAATCTCTTCAATTAAATTGTTTATGCTTCTCTGGAAGTGGTGGGCAAACCAGCTTAACTCTGGAAATTTGCTAGTGACTAAAACTCTAGGCCTATTGGCAGCTAGAGACATGGTGTATGTCTCAGCAGTTTGATACATCAAGTTCATGATGATCTCAGATGTAGGCGTGTCCGCACCTTGATTGTAATAGGTACCTACATAATCTTTTACAAGATTTTTCCTGAGCTCTCTAAACGGTCGCAAATTTCTCGTTGAGTACTCAATGCACTTAAAAAGACGAGCTCTTTCACTTTCTTTATTAATATCCATTATTCCCACCCAGTAGCTGCTTGTTTTCTAAGTTTTTCTTCATGACGAAGAAAACGCCACGCCATACTGCCAACAGGTGCAGTATCACGTATTTCTTCAATTTTAGGATTCTCACTAGGTGGTCGTTCTTGAACAGCGTGCCATGCTATTGCTGCTGCGATAACCCTGTCCCCGTGAGATTGGCCTTTTGCAGAATCATCCTGCGTTTTAACACTGCGAGAATGAACTACTTTA